TCTCCCCGAAGAAGCTCGTATTGCCCTCCGTAATGCCAAGCTTGATCCGTATCTTGAGATCGGCAAGGCTCTTGTTGGAGTCGCTGGCAGTCTCGGCGGAGCCGCCCTTATTCGTGGTGGCATGACACGCGCTGTGAAAGGCTTTACGCAAGCTAATACAGGAGGTTCGAACAATTCGTCTTATACTACTACGTACGATTCTCGTGGTAACGTCGTAAGTAGTTCGAGAACTGAATCTATGGGTTCGACTTATGGCTCGAGTACTCGTCGTAATCGGTTTTGAACAATTTTGTTCTTATTTTGAACTTGTTGTTATTTTCGCTTTGTCGTATGTTTGCTCTGTAAACCAATAACCATATTATTATGAAAAAAAACAAAAGAGTTAGTGTTAATGATCTGCTTATCGATGTCGTAGAGTATGCGTTCATCGAGTGGCTTGTTCGCCGAAATTTGTACTCTTCGTTTCGGTCAAATTTTGAACGTGGTCGTACGTCTAAGAAATCCTTCCGAGATTGTTTGCGTGATCACATTCGACTCGTTTATTGTGGTTCCTATTTTGGCCTAGGATCCCTTATTCTCACGGCCTTTTTGTTTACCTCAACTCCTGAGGGTTGTGAATTCTGGCTCAAACATTCTGAGGCTTGGAAGCGTTTTTTGGCCGAATTTGTAAAACACTGTTAAACTATATTATTATGCCACAGATTCATGTTGTCATTCGCCGTATCAATCCGGCTTTCTCGATCGATCTTGTTCAGGTCGGCTACATCAAAGATGACCGTCTTGAGAAAATTCCTCTTGACTCTCTCGCTCATACGCCTGTTTCTAATTATGTAGAGCATTCTAGTATTTCTGATTCGCCCTATATTTATCATTCTCGTATTTCTCATCTTGTAAAGGATTTGATTTTGCGTTCTGGTTTTTCGATCGAATTTTTCGAGAATACGCTTGTTCTTACGTTTGATTATGATTTTGCTCAGGATGAAAGCACGTCGAAAGAAGAAGGGAAAGGGCACTAAGGTAGTGACCCGCCCGCTTGGAGGACGAGTTCTTTAACTCGTTGAGCCCCAGGAGACTGCTCATCTCCTGTGGGCTTTTTTTATTCACTGTTTAATGTAAGGTATATTTTTAAATTATGGATTATTTCGATTTCAGACCTAGATATTCTCTTAACGTTAATAGTGTTCCTCATCGTTATTCTGTTGGCGCGTACCGCGGCCGAAAGCGAGTTATTATCGCTTGGTTTGCCGACGAAACTTCTGCGAATGATTATCTTGTTCGTTGTCGCCGTACTAACCCTTATGTTAAGTTTGATTGCCTTAAAAGCCTTTTTTAATGCCTTGTTCATCTCCCATATGGATACGAAATCGTCGTTATTTCGATAAGAAAAACCCTTGTCGTAATGGCTCCGATGTCGCCAAGTCAGCTTTAGCCCTTCGCCCCTGGGATATTTCCCGCCAATGGTTGATGGTTCCCTGTGGAAAGTGTGAAGACTGCTTGCGTCGTCAGCGTAATGATTGGTTTGTTCGCCTAGAGCGCGAGCTTGCTCGTTGTAAGGCTGATGGCCGGCAGTCTATTTTTGTTACAATAACGATTGATCCGAGTTATTACGATGAAGCCCTACTTGACCCTTCTCGATTCATTCGTCGTTTCAATGAGCGTTTGCGTCATAAACTCGGTCATTCATTTAAGCACGCTTTTTTTCAAGAGTTTGGCACACACCCCGAAATGGGAAATGAGCCTCGATTGCACTTTCATGGCTTTCTTTTTGGCACAAATGTCCTTTATAATACAATTCGTTCTGCTGTTCGTGGCCTTGGTTTTGTTTGGTTAACGAAGGCCACCCATAAGCGAGCCCGTTATTGTGTTAAATATGTTACTAAACAAATTGAATTTAACCCCGAAGAAATTTCGGATAAATATGTTACTGTAAATGGAAACGTTACTCCTTTATCTATCCTCCTCCAACATCGCCGTTATACGCGAAAATTCGTATCTTCTGGCGTTGGTGATTTTCTTGGTTATATGCCTCGTCCTTCTGCTAGTGTTTCGTCGTGGTCTTATTTTGATTTTGCGCGGCGTATCAATTATAATTACTCGATCCCTCGATACTATTTTAAGTATTTTAAACCGGAAGACGAGGTTTTTCGCTCGATTGCCTCTGCTGATTGTTATGCACGTTTTAGCAAGTCTCCTCTGGTTAAGCGTATTGTGTCTTTGTGTGTTGACCGGTTCGGTCTCAGTTCCGCCGTATCCCGTAGAGCTTCGTATATCTGGGAGCAAAAGCAAATAATGCGTTTTGCCGCGTCTTCTCGGAAGATGCCTGACCTTGATCCTCCTACTTGGTTAGATTTGGATATTCTTCAGTTTTGGAGAGATCATTATAAACTTCAATTAAACATTTAATTTATGGGAAAACAACCTTTTATTTCACACGCTGTAAATGGCTACTCTCGTTACGATGTTCCTGAGAGCAAAGCCTTTACGTGCACGCCGGGTATTTTATATCCTGTGCGAATCGATTTTATTAACGCTCGAGATCGTGTGTCTATTGAGCAAGGCGTCGATGTTCGTAGTAATCCACTCGCCGTTCCGACATTCAACCCCTTCACTATTCGCTTGCATCGTTTTTGGGTGCCGCTTCAGCTGTACCATCCTGAAATGAGAACGAATAGCAGCAAGTTTGACATGAATGATTTGAGCTTGAATTTCGTTGCTGCTTCGACAACCGCCTCTTACCCATTCACCCACAATAACTACCCTTATTCTAATTCATTGCTTCGTTGGTTACGCATTGTTCCCGCCTCTATTCCGTCGACAACTTCTAGTAACGTTCCCATGTCGGCGAACCTTTCGACAGCTCAATTGGGTTATCCTTTAGGTTGGTGCACCGCCGATTCTTATCTTGCTTATTGGGATATCGTCCGTAATTACTACGGCTACTCCCAGTGGGGACTCTATTCTTTCGCTTGGCCTAGCAGTTGGTATTTCATTCCTAATAGTACTGGTACTGCGTATAACGTCTCTCAGTTTAGCGCTAATTCGACGTTCTTTTCGCAAAGATTCGGAAACCTTGAATTCCTTGATGCTTATTTTGAGAGTCAATTCTACCCTTCGGCTGTGCCGTCGTCGAACAATACGTACAATAGAGGGAATCTTTTTTCCCAGATATTGCTTTCAGACCTTGGCGCTACGATTACCGCCTCTAGGGATGGTTATCCTGTTTCTACCATTTACCCCGGAAGTACTTCACTGACTACTGCAGGTCCCGCGGGTCAACTCTCTATCGATGCTGGCACTACAACTGTCACTTCGCTCGGAGCATTCCTTGTGTCTCATCCGATGGCTGTTATACCTTCAAACCCTGACCGCTACAGTCGCCTGCTCCCCGTCGGCAGTTCCGAGGGCGTTTCCATGTCTGGCGTTTCGACTATACCGCAGTTAGCTATCGCTTCGCGGCTTCAGGAGTATAAAGACCTTCTCGGCGCTGGCGGTTCTCGCTATAGCGACTGGCTGGAAACTTTCTTTGCGTCAAAGATTGAACACGTCGATCGGCCTAAGCTCCTGTTTAGTGCGTCGCAGACCATTAATGTTCAGGTAATTATGAATCAAGCAGGTAATGGCAATTTTGACAGCTCAGAAGGCTTTCCGCCTCTTGGCCAGCAGGGTGGTGCTATTGCTTTTAACGATCGCCTTGGTCGTCGACAGTCCTACTACTTCCGCGAACCTGGTTATTTGATCGATATGCTGAGTATTCGTCCCGTCTACTATTGGGCAGGCGTTTACCCCGACTATCTCCATTACACCGGTGCTGATTATTTTAATCCGATTTATAATGACATTGGATATCAGGATGTTCCTGGGTTCCAGTTCGGCTTCGGAACCACTTCAGCCGCGGAGGCTGTGGCTTACGAACCATGCTTTAACGAGTTTCGATCCTCGTATGACGAAGTTCTTGGCCAGTTGTCTCTATTCCAAGGTGCCGCTAACAGTACGCCTCTTTATTCTTATTGGGTTCAACAGCGTGTTTTGTCAGCGAGCTACAATAAGTATTACTCTCTTCTGTTTGTGGATATTAATCAGGTAAACTCCCCGTTTCTGTCTAAGTCGGAAGATAACTTTTTCATCAACCTTTCGTACTCTGTTCAGAAGAAGAACTTAGTTAATAAAACATTTGCTACCCGTTTGTCTAATCGTTAATATATTAATCTATGGCACTTGATTGGTTACTTGAGGATGCCCCCGCCTATATCTCTCGTGGTCAGCGTATCCTTTCCGTTCTTAACGGCTCTGGTTCTGTTGATGTACTTCCCGGCCGTCCGGATGTGATAGCCGAACCTTCCGACTTTGAAAAGGGAGAGAGGTTTAATCCCGATATCGATTTTGATCCTAACTCCTTCTCTCGCATGGATAAGTTCGACGGTCTCGAGGTTGGACAGGAACTCATTGATTCTCAGCTCGATAAGGCTAAGTCTACCTCGAATTCCTCTAATTCTGAAGAAAAATAGCGTTTTCTTTACTTGACGATATATGTTACGTGCGCGGACCCCTCTTGCAAGAGTTCGTGAATTGTTAGAGGTTATTGGTAACGACTGCCGGAGAGGCCGCGCATTTTTCTATCGTTCTTTAATTTTTTATTTCTATGTCTGATACTAGACCACCCTTCTATAAGTCGAAGGCTTTTTGGACGCTCATTTCGTCTATCGTTGCTGCTTTAGCTGCCTTTTTTCTTGCTTCGTGTTCTGCCCAGGCTAGGATGCAGCGTAGTGGCGTTCACATCGATACTGTGCGTGTTGATTATATCATTCGTTCTAATAATTTAACTCGTATATAGTATGGCTATTCCTGGTGCTTCCGCTGCATCTTTTGGTCAATCTCTCGGTCAGGCTGCTGCCTCTACGGGCACTACCGGTCTAATTTCTGGCGCTCTTGGTCAGCTTTTTGGCGGTATGAACGCTCGTCGTCAGTGGCGTTTTCAGCAGAAACAGATGGCTCTTCAGCAGAAATATGCTTTAGAGCAAATGCAAAAACAATCTGAACTTTCCTATGCTAACTGGCAGAAGCAGTTTGACTATGAGAACGCTTACAATGATCCTACGAAGGTTTTCGATCGTTATTTAAAAGCTGGCGTAACCCCCGCTGCCGTTCTTGGTTCTTCGGGTGTTGGCGTAAATGCGACTATGTCAGGTGGTTCTGCGTCTATGCCCTCTGCCTCCGGACCTTCAGGTACTTTTTCTGGTGGCTCGGGTTTTGGCCCCGTTTCCGACCCTGCGGCTATTGCACAGAATATGCTCGCCCGTTCGACTGCCGACCGCAACGTCGCCGCCGCTAATCGTGATGATGCTGAGGCTGCAAATATTCGTAGTAATACTTTTGAACCTGAGTTTAATAAGGCTCGTGCTGAAGCCTCTAAGGCTGTCGACGAAGCCCTTGCTAATAAGGAAATTGAGGCCGCTGCTGCACTTAAGTCTGAGCGTCTTTTAAATGATCTTAACAATACTTTACTCTCTCTCACACTCGACGCTCGCGTTGAGGAGGTTAAGGCGTTTGCCGAAACGGCTAAAGAAGAATTAAGACAACTTCGCATTCAGGGTTCGTACGTCGAGCGCATGGTCAAAGCTCGAGTCCTCGTTCTTGAAACGCAGGGTGTTCTCAATCAATCTCTCTCTGATCTTGCTTCTGCCAATGAGGAAGGACAGCGTATTAACAATCTTGATCTCGCTAATGAGCTTTCTCGTCAATGGGATAAGCGTTTTGAGATTGAGATCCCGAATCCTGCCTACAGCGCTAATGTCCGTTCGAATAACCCTATCCAGCGTGGTAATCCTGGTCCTGAGACTTTTAAGATTTCTATGTCTCTTAAAGACTTTTATGACAAGACCGAAATTAATCAATCTAAAGCTTCAGAATTTCTCCCCGAAGAAGCTCGTATTGCCCTCCGTAATGCCAAGCTTGATCCGTATCTTGAGATCGGCAAGGCTCTTGTTGGAGTCGCTGGCAGTCTCGGCGGAGCCGCCCTTATTCGTGGTGGC